AGTTTAAGATATACAAATCGTGGGATTATACTAATCAAACTGACACTTTGGTTAGTATTTTCTATTTATATAAACTTTCAATTGTAGTTTCTAAAATCTCTGCTAACTTTAATCCTTGTTTTATATTAGGTATCCTTATATCATTTTCCCATTGAGAAACTGTATTTTGTTTTACTTTCATAATTTTTGCTATATCTATTTGAGATAAATTTCTGATTTTTCTAAAATATTTTATTTTATTCACTCATTATCTATCCTCCTTTCATTTGGTTGGTTTCTTTTTTCTATTCAAAAATTTTCATACCCTTAGTTTGTAATAATTCTTTGAATTTATCTACTTCTATACAATAGCCACCAAATTTTGTCCCATATTTTTTACATAACTCTGTAGCTTTATTAGGATTAACTTTATAGTTATTTGCAATATCTTTTACATATAATAACTTTGGCAAATTTTCTTTTTTTTTCAAATCTTCCAAATTATTATTAATACTTTTCAATATTTCAATAATTTCTTCTGGCAAAAAAACACCTTCTTTCTTTTTAATATCAGGTCGTGGTTAGTCTGTTATTATTTTGTAAACACTTCGAATATAAAAAAAATTCTCAAATTGCTCCCCTAAAAGTTCACATATTCCTATAGCAACTTTTTCATTCGGATTTCTTACTCCTGTTACTATTGAACTAATATAAGCTTTGGAGTATCCTAGTTCTTTTGCTATCTTTGTCATTGTCCTTCCATTACTTGTTAATGCTTTCTTTAAGTTTTGTGGGTCTTTAACTACTATCAATTTTATAATCACCTCTTCTCATTTTGTTATATTTCTGTGAACATTATACATATATGTTTTCTATTTGTCAACACTTTTTTATAATTTTTTCAAAAAAAGTTTTACTTTTGTGAACAAATATGTTATAATGTAAATATAAGGAGGTAACGATGCTTTCAAATAAGGAATTAGGCAAATATCTAAAAGATGCCAGAAATTTAAAAGATATGTCTTTAAGAGATGTAAATAAACTTACTGATATATCGTATTCTTATCTTAATATGATAGAAAATGGAAAAAGAAATGTAACTCCTGCTTTATTAAAAAATCTTGCAAAATTATACAATTTAAACTATATAGATCTATACGAAAAAGCTGGTTATATAGATTTAATAGAAGATGAAAAAAAAGATTTATTAAAAAGAATAGGAGCTGTTCCTCTATCTGATTTAGATACAATTAAAATTCCCATCTTACGGAACAGTTAAAGCTGGATATGACTATTTAGCACAAGAAAATATAATTGATTATATAGCTTTCCAAGTAGATGGTATAGACAAAGAAAATTACTATGCTCTAAATGTAATTGGAAACAGTATGACCCCTCTTTTTGATGATGGTGATACGGTTATAGTACATAAACAAGATAACTTTGAAAATGGAGAAAATTGCGTTGTACTTATTAATGGTGATGAAGCTACAATTAAAAAAGTTTATAAGGGAACCACTGGTATTGAATTAAAAGCAATTAATCCTTATTATCCACCACGACTTTTTACTGAAGAAGAAATAAAAGAATTACCAGTTAAAATAATCGGTGTTGTAGAAAAATCAATTAGAAATTTTAGAAAAAAATAAAAAAGGAAAAATAGATGTCAAACCAACCACGACCTGTACATTTATTTTTCCCACAACCACTATTGAAAGTGATTGGTATTATATTATCAAAAAATACTTTCATTTTCAATAGTTTATTAAGAAATTTATTAAAAATGGAGGTATTTTATTATGGAAAGAAAAAATAAAAAAACAAAATCAGTAGGAAATGGAGAGGGTTCTTTATATTACAGTGAAACTTTGAAATCTTGGATATTTCAATATGTGTATAATGGAAAAAGGAAAACTTTAAAACAAAGAAAAAACGAAACTGTTAAAGCATTTAAAATGAGAGTAACCAAAATCAAAAATGATATAAATACTAATATGTATATTGATACTAATAATATTACCATATATTCATTGGGTTTAGATATAATACAAAATAAATTTAAACGAAATAAAATAAGTCAAGCTTCATACAAAAGAGATTTAGATACTCTAAATCATATTAAAAATAGCAATATAAAAAATGTTAAAATTCAAAAAGCTACATACTATCAACTGCAAGACTTCATTGATACTAAAAAAAATTATGCTAATTCTTACATAGATAAAATATATGAATTATTAGGAAGAATTTTTAAAGAAGCACTTAAAAGAGATTATATATTAAAAAACCCAGTTTTAAAAGTAGAAAAACCTAAATCCGAAAAAGAAGATAAAAAAATTGAAGCTTTAAATATTGAAGAACAACAATCTTTTTTAAATATTTTAACAAAAGATGAACAATATAGAGATATTTTTATTATTGCATTATATACAGGTATGCGTATGGGTGAAATTCTTGCCTTAAAAAAAGATGATATTGATTTCAAAAAAATGGTTATACATATCCAAAGAACTCTTACAAAAGATAAAAGTGGAAAAACTATTTTAGGTGATACTACTAAAACTTATAACTCATACAGAGATATTCCTATCACTCCATTATTCAAGGATGAATTAGAACACGCTATTAATAACATGAACTTAAATATATACAATCTCATTTTTATTCAACCCAATGGTTATTTTTTAAGTGTATCTAATATGAATAGCCGTTTTAAAAGGATATGTACAAATGCAAATATTGGAACTATCCCTTATGTTATTAAAAGAAATGAAAAAGAAATTCATTCAAAAACAAGTACATATAATCAACACATGTTAAGACATACTTATGCAACAAGAATGATTGAAGCAGGAGTTCCAGCAGAAGTATTACAAAAGTTATTAGGTCATAAAGATATACAAACAACAATTAATACTTATACTACAATTTTTGATAAATTTAAAAGAGAACAACTTGACAAATATGTAGAATATATACAAAAAATTAAATAACCCCTCTACTGCATTACTATTGCATTAATTTATAAATATAAAAGTTCTAAAAACCTTATAATCTGAAGATTTTAGAACTTTGATTTTTGGTGGGCAGGGTCATATATTTAATATTTGTTAATATTTATATATATTCTCCATGCACAATTTCAATACCTTTATATTTTGTAGTAATTATCAATAACCTCAAATATTTCTACTATTGCATTATTTATTGCATTATTTATTATTAAATCCAAATGCTATTCCTAGTTTGTATATTTTAATAAATTTCTTTTTGAAAATTATCCTTTCGATAAAATTTAATTGTTCTATTACTTCCTCTAATACTATATCTTTTTCTTTCATATCTAATCCCTCTCTTTCAAAAATTTTACAATCTTTGTTCAAGGGGTTATATTTCTTACTTATTATATTATTACTTTCTTCTTTTGTAAATACTTTTTTTAAATTCTTTTCGACAATCATGTTATTATTTTCTCCTATATCAATTTTCAATTGAGCTCTTTTGATATAAAGATTATATAATGTTTTTAACATTTTGGTTAATTTGTTTTATGAAAGTATTGTTTTATTTTATGAAGGTTACATAATATTTTATAAAAATGTCATTTTTTGTCAGAAAAAGTCCTACTTGTGTGGGACTAATTCATATAATATTTTTTCTATATATTTATTTTATAGTACCTTTGATTTGAAAAGTTTGTTGAAATGTGGCGGAAGAAAAAAGAACTATTGCTAGTTATCGTTAAGTAACTCTTCTATAATCTTTGAAATACAAACATCATTATTTTTATTAGAATTATAATTCCTATCTAAATTATATGTATTAGTAGTGATGTTGTATGCATTTATTCCTAAATGATATAAATCTATTAAATATAAGTCAATATATCCGTTGTCTTTAATATTTACAAATAATCTTAATCCTTGATATCTTTTCTCTTTTTTCTTTAAATACATAACAGGTATCATTTCATTTATTATTGGAATATTTTTTATATCTTTTATATTATTTGCTTTCATAATTATTCTTTTTAATCTTTTGGTTTCATTAGATATTTCACTATAATTATTTTCTTCTAGTTGAAATTCATCAAAAAAAGTATAATTATCAAAATATATTTTTTTTATCAAATCTTTTACTATATTATAATATGTATTTTTTTCGCTTTTAATAAAATTAGTAAATTTTTCTTCTTTAACATGAATTGATTTTAGATTTTCTTTAAATTCAATCTTTTGAAAATGAAATGGAGTTGTATCAATTACTTTACAACCCCTTCTTGTTATTTTATTTATTGAATGTTTAAATTGATTAGTTTGATTCTTTAATTCGATTTCATTCAATCTATTTTGCAATATATTCATCTATAATTTCCTCTTTAGGTATTTCTCTATTATGTTTTTCATCACTTTCAATGTAATACTTTTTCCAGCATATATCTTCGTGAGAAAGTCTTACTAATCCAAAATCATCAATTTCAAACAATTGATTTAATAAATTATCAATAAACTCTTTTTTTTCCATTTCATTTTCAAGATAATTACTTACCTTTAAATTATCTAGCCATCCATTTTTTTCTGCAATAAATACCTCTGGAACAACTGGACCATAAGTCCATGCCTCTATTCTGTCATTAAACAGGTATTCAGAATAGTTAGAATAATTTACTTCAACACTATCTTGATTTTCTTTATTACTTTTTATAAACTGTCCCCAATATGCAAATAAAAAATATAATGACTTTTGTAATTTTATTGGCGATATAATTCTTTTATCTATATTTTTCTCGTATTCTAAATATTTTTTTCGTATGTATAAGGCTAATTGGACTGCTTCAGATGGTTCACTATTAAAATCTTTTATCATATCCATAACTATCTCCCCCTATAACATATACTTCAATAATAGTCATGTTGTCAATATTTTTAACATAACTGTAATATATCCTTAATCTTCTTGTAATATTATATGTCATTTATGTTAATTTGTCAATACATTTTACAAACATTTTTTTGTTATATATTTTATTATATGTCTTTTATCTATAAATATACATATAGATTTTTTTATCTGGAAACAGCACAAAATCAACCCTTTAAAATCGTTTTACAGCTGTTTTATTTTTTTATTTAAGTAACTTATACACCTTGATTTTCCAATGTTTTTAGAGAATTTTAATTCTTTTATATTTTTTTTTGAAAAATACTTGACTTACGTATTAATACGTAGTATAATATTAGTGTCGAAAGACAATAATATATTCGATAGTAGCTTTTAAAGCACTAAGATAAACCAAAGAGAAGGAGTGATACTATGTATCCAAAAGATTTGGTAAAGCTACTAGAAAAAAATGGTTGGGTTAAAGTTTCCCAGTCTGGATCTCATTTAAAAATGAGAAAACGGAAACCAGACAGAAATAATTCCTATACATAATAGGGATATCCCTAAAGGATTAATAGTAGCCATTTTGAAGAGAACGGGACTAAAATAGAGTCCCCTCTGCTTTTATTTTTGAATATATTAATACTAAAGAAAATAAAATATAAGGAAGGGGTTATTATGAATAATTATTTTTATCCAGCTATATTTACTTATGATGAAGATGATAAGTGCTATATGGTTGATTTCGTCGACTTAGAAGGGTGTTCCACTTTTGGAAATTCTATTGATGAGGCTTATATAATGGCAAAAGATGCGTTAGGTCTTTATTTATCTGATTTAGAGAATTTTCCTAAACCTACAATTCCATATAACCATATAAAATTAAAAGATAATCAATTTATATCTATAATAGAAATTGATTTGTTAGAATATAGAAAAAAGTATAGTAATGTAGCCATAAAAAAGACTTTGTCTATACCAACATGGTTAAATACTATAGCAGAGAAAAATGATATAAATTTTTCTCAATTATTACAAAAGGCTTTAAAAAAAGAATTAAATATTAATAATTAAATATTGACATATTTAAAAAATTAATTTATTATTTATTTCGTTATATTCCACATATCCTGTTATTCGGCTCTTTCTGATATTATTTGATATTGAAACATCTTCTGAACTACATTTAAAGTTTAATTCTTTCAATTTGTTCATAATATTTTCTGTAGCTATATCAACTATTTCTGTTGTGTTTTCTTCTGCTTTTATTCTTCTTGTTATATATCCAATTATTGAAACTCTATATGTATAATTTCTTTCCATATCGCCATTTAAATAATTTTTGTTTATTTGATAACCAAAATAAGTTGTATTGTCTTCTACAATATCATCTGATATTATTTCTCCACTATCTATATTAGCTATTTCATTTAGTTTTTCTTGTATTAATGTTCTCATTGTTGAGCCTCCTTTACAGCTTGAGCAATATTTCTTTTATACATTTCTATATCTTCTTCTAAAGCTGGTTTCCAATGTGGTTTTGGCTTTTGTGCTTTAGCAACATAAAACTCTACACCATCTATTAAAATTACTTTTCCTATAGGTCTATCTATTTCGTCTGCAGGTACATACCAATATTGATAACCACTCATTTTAAATGTATTAGTATGTCCAATATGTGGTTCTAAAGCATATATACCTGTTCCATTTTCAATCATTCTACCTATGAAGTATCCATCTTTACTTTTTAAATCTGTATATATATTAGTACTTATTACTCCATCTTTATTTTCAGTATCACTTACTTGTATACTATCAACATACTTTCCTGACGAATGTCCTAAATGCTTTATTACATCTTTTTGTATTTGCTCTGCTGATTCTCTTTGAGCTTTTATTAGTTTTTCTTCTAACCTCTTTTGAAAACTACCTAAGTCTTTACTTAATTCATTTATTTTTTTCATACTAATTCAATATCAATTCCTTTACTATTTACAGATTTAATTTTATATTTTGCTTCATTTATAAATATAAAGTATTTGCTAATATTATCAGTTGTGTTATTTACCTTAGATTTTAGTAATTTTTCTAAATTAGATAAAGGAGTTTTTATTCTTAACATATTAACTATACTAGCTCCATAGATACTTGCACTTATTTGGTCATCTAATTCTTGTTTTTGAACTTTATAATTATCAATAAATTCATATTCTTCTATACGACTTCCGTTAGGCTGTTTTACTGTTATAGACTTTTTTAGTGTTACTTCTTCTAAATATCTTAATAACATTATTTAAGCCTCCTTAAACCATTTTTTATTATATTATTTCTCATCTTATCGATAATATCTTCAAATTGACTAGAAACCCCACTCTCATTCAAAGATAATAATCCCTCTGAACCTCTCTGAATGTATTCTGACTTTACTGCTCTTTTTATATATGGAAATAACTTATCTTCATTTTTACTATTTGAAATATCAAAGGCAATAGAACTTACTTCCTTTAATATTTCTTTTAGAACTTCTTCATCGTCTCGATAATTAGCTCCTAAATCCGCTATTATTTTTTCTAATTTTTCCATTCTATTGCCTCCTTATTATTCTGTTTTTGCTCTTGTTTTTGCCACTGTTGTATCTTGAACATAGAATATAGTATCTTCCATTAATGCTTGTGTCCCTTTATATAAGTAATCTTCTAATGCTACTGCATCATCAAATGGAATCTTTTCTGCACTATATTCTGAAACATAGTATGGTTGCGCAATAGCTCCATCAATCATAACTGCACAATGTACACCATCTGGCATTCTTATTGACTCATATACTCTTACACTATCGTACATACCAATAGCCTGTTCTTTTGGGTCTGTTCCATTTGGTAATTCGTCAAGTACTTTCTTCATTCCTTTTCTATATGTACTATCTACTACAATTACAAGCATGTCTGATTCTATTCCATCTATGAAATCATTTTTTAATGTTCTTGCTCTTTCTAGTAAATCATCTATTGTGTCTTGTATTGTAGTTTTGGCTTCAACTTTTGTTCCTTTTAATATTTCTTTAAAAAACTCTCTATCTAAGTATCTAATTATAGCTGATTGATGATTTACTTTTCTTCTTTCTGCCATACCATCAATACCATATAATTTAACATCTTTCCCTTGTAATTCTTCTACTATTTCTTTGTCATCGTCAATATATACTTTAACTGGTTTTGCTTTTACTTTATTTCCCTCACCAGCTTTTCTTGCAGTTCCTTTATCTTGCAATTCTGCATTTACAAATCTTTTATATTCAATTACTCCACCTTCTGGATTTCCAGATCCATTTTTAGCTTTGATTTGTTCTGATACTGCTCTTGCGGATACGTTCTCTAAAACTCCATTTAATACTTCTTTTAATTTTTCTTTTGTTGTGCCATCTTGCATCATAATATTTAATGCTTCTTGTGTTATTTTTTCTTCCATTTTTAATTCCTCCTATTTTCTTATTTTAATAACTAGCTCTAGCAACTGTTTTTGTTTGTACTGCTCTAGATGTTTTAGTTATAGGTGTATCTTCTTTTAATCTTTCATTAACTACTTTTTCTACAGCTTTATTAAATACAGATGTTATATTATCTATGGTTGTACTTAATTCTTCTGCTGTAGTAGTTTTGAAATTGATTAAATTTAATAAAGATACATCTAATCCTTTTTCACTTGCTATTGATAATGCTTGTTCTTTTAACTTGTAAGCATTTAATTCTGCAAGTGCATTTTCTTTTTCTGTTTTTTCTTTTTTTGCTTGATATTCAAGCTTTTGTTCTTTGTTCATTTTTTCTAATTTCTCAGCTTCTGATTTTTCGGCATCATTTATTTCTTGCCATTTTCCTTTTGCTGTTTCAATAGCTTTTTGAACTCTTCTATCAAACTCTGCTTGGTATTCTTTATTACTTAGTACCTCATCAAAAGTTTGTATTTTGTTTTCTGTTCCTACTGATTCTTCTGCCCCAGTATTAACATTCTTGTTTTCTTCTTCCATTTTTGTCTCCTTGTCCCAATCATTGCTTTCGCCCCAATTGTTACTTAAAATATTCTGTTGTTCTTTATAGCCTACAATCAGTAAAAAGGCATAAAAATAAGAGCTAGTCGACTTAGCTCTTGATTTATAATTTTAAAATTTTAATAACTTATTTATCTTTATTACCTATTTTGTAT